TTTATCTAAATTGCTTTTACCGATGTTTTGTACATCGAAGTTTAGCAGTCTATCTTTTGCAAATTGTCTAAAACCGCGGATAAATTTATAAGCACCATGATGGGTAGTATTGTCTTTATCGTTAACCAAGTCGCCGCTAACTTGTATTACAATACCATCTTCTTCGTCGAGCGTAATAGCAATAGTTCCTAAAGTTTCACCACCTTCTTCATACTCAAATTCAAAGAAGCGAGCTTTAGGAATATCAGTCTTTTTACTCAACACTTCAGCATTTTCATCACCCATTTGGATGTTAGAAAAGCGTGTACGGATCTTACCGTATAAATCTTGGGCAATTTTGTCTAAATTTGCATTCATGTTATATTTATCAGATGTTAGAGGAAACAAATATGGGCAATGGCGGTTCCCAATCGTCTTCAAACGTGTCGCTTACGCTTAAAGTTTCAAATACTTGTGGGTCCCAGTCAGCTAAAATAACGCTCATGCGTATTACTAGCAATAACGCCGATACTAAGTCATCGTGCTGTCCTTCTTTGGCTTTAAACGTAATTCCCGAAGCAATATACGTCTTAAGTTCGCTAAGAAGCGTCTTACTATTAATTTTCATCTTGTTTTCTTCGATTAAGAATTTTAATCTAGCACAAGCTGAAATCTTGGTTCCGTGGGTAGTATTAAAGCCCTTACGGAATTTTTTAACGTGTCCTTTACGTGCAGGTTCACTTACAAAAAGTCCTGGGAAAGTTTCCTCTCCTAAGTCAGCAATGACAACTAGAGCCGCTTCGCCCACTGTGTTGTTTTCAACACTCCAGTAAATGTTGTTGCTAAAATCTGAACCTATTTCTTCAGAAATATGTCGTAACACATCTCTAAAAATCTTAACTTGTCCTTGTACCGGAGTTATGTTGTGTTGCCATTCTGCAACTTGTATAAAGCTGGGCAGTTCAAAAACTTGTATACCAGCATAGTCTCCGCCTGTTCCTAAACTAGGATCTAGTGCGGCCAAATATAGTTTTCCCGGCTCAGGTTTCTTGTACCAACGTACTTGTCCCATCTTAAAGATAGGATCCCTGCCAGTTAGTTCTGCGAGCGTTAATGAGTTAACCAGTGTTTCATCAAATACCAAGAACTCGCAACCATATTCACGACGGAAACGTTCTTCGCCGATACGTCCCATTTCGTTTTTCTTCCATTGCTCATCGCGATCCGGGTGTTCAAACCATTCTGCAATAAATCCATGGAAACCATTGCGTCCTAATCCATCTGTACGTTCGTTACCAAACTCATCAAATGTGTCTTTACTTTCTTTCCAGATAGTAGCAAATGTATCTTCATCGCTGTTAGGCGTAGAAGTAATAATTGCCTTACCACCAGTTGCTAGTGTCGGTGATATTGATGTCCAAAACTCTTCTGCAATATTTGGTTGCACAAATGCAAACTCGTCACAGTATAGTAAGGATATAGACATACCACGACCAGTATTACCGGTAGTAGTTGCTGATACAATTCTTGAACCATTTTCAAACTCCATCGAACCTTTGTTGTAGTTCACAACGCCTGCTCTAATATAGTCAGGACATAATTCGTATCCATAGCGGATACGTTGCATAATTTCCTGTGCACCTGTGTATTTGTGTGCGGCAACTAGAATAGTTTGATCCGGGTGGAACATAGCATACCATAACAAGTAACCTGCCGCACAAGTTGTTTTACCACTTTGACGTGGCATCATATTAATGTTAAAACGATAATCGTGATAGCTGTGTAGCAATCTTATTTGGTAGTCGTAAGGTTCAAATTTTACTTTACCACGAGTTGGATGCTGGATATGAAAGAAGTTTTTAACAAAGTGCAAATATCCTTCTACGGGGTCAGCGCACATTAGCAAGTCCTGGACCTGCTGTTCTGTAAACTTTTCTTTGGTGTGCGCCTTTTTAACTAAGACGCCTTCTAAACTTTTTGCCATAACTTTATTTACACAAAAAAAGGGCACCGAAGTGCCCTTTTGATACTGCTGACGAAATTATTATGCGCCTGGCTGATAAACTGGTTGATCTGTTGGAAGACCAATACCGCCAACAAATTGTCCGTTACCGGTTGGGCTATTAATTGAAATGCCCTGTTGTTGTTTCTTCATACCACCTTGTTGTTGTGGTGTTACAGGTGCTTTTACAGCGTAAGTGCCACACCATTTAAATTGCTTTAAGCCTTGTTTTGCGGCTTGTGCGTATGCTTGCTTGAATGTTCCGCCTAATGTTGGGATTTCATTAGTAGGAGCTGCCGCTGGAGCTGCCGGTGCTTCTGCTGGAGCCGCTGTAGCATCTGCTGGTGCTGTATTGCTAGCCGCTTGTGCATCAGCAACAGCTGGTGCTTCTACTGGTGCTTCTGTGATTGCTTCTAGTTTAGAAACTAAAGCGCGATATTGTTCTGCTGGTGACGTCATTATTGTCTCTCCTTGATTTCTTGATATAAGTTACTAAGATGAGAAACAAGTCCTTCCATTTGAGCACGTGGCAAACCAGTTTGACGCAATCTGTGATCGCCTTGATTAGAATGTATGTCTTGTCCTTTCTTCAACACTGACGATACAGGTGAAGTATGTGGTTCTGGTTTAGTATCAGTAGATCCAAATCCAGCTTCAATACTTTCTTCTTCCATACCTACAAGCATATCGTCTGCATCTTTGCTGACGCTATCTTTACTTTCGATATTTCTTAAAATATCAATTAAATCTTTGATGCCGCCTGCGCCTTGGCCGTTCATGCTAACATTCATGCTAACATTGTCAGCTTGCTTAGGTGCTTGTGGAGACATAGCAGGCATTTCACCGCACTCTTCTACTTCCTCTTCACCCATTAACGGAACATCTTTAACTGATGTAGATGCAGTTGCACATTCATCACCAGCGCCTGCACCGTCAGTAGACACCGGGGTAGGTGCCTCGTCTAGTGCTTTCATTTTTTCTAACAAGTCTTGAAAATTCATATTATACTCCAACAGTTTTAGCTGTTGGCTTTTTTACAGACTTACTGCCAACTGGGCTCTTTGTATTAATTTTTGTTTGATCAGCAGAACTAGATTCTTTGTGTTCAGACTTTGCTAATAACGCATCGTTAACACCTTTATACTGCTCAAGAGTCTTTTTAGTTTTGCCTAATTCTTTTAACAAGCTCATTGTGTGCTTTTCGCCAACAAGATCTTGTCCTTCAGTTTTAGAATCATAATCTTTACTTAATAATGATTCACCTGACTTTTCGTCATATTCGTGATTGCGTTCAAGTTCTTCTTCTTCAAGTGAATTACGTACACGAATGCGTGAAGCCGCTAATTTTAATTTGTCAGCAATAGCTTCTCTAACTTGTACACTAGTTGTTGGGTAGCATAACACTACATCAAATAGTGTTGCGCCGACGTTTTCTAATTTTGGAAAATCGGGTTGTTTGCTAGCAATTGGTGTGCTTTTGCCGCCGGAGCATGATTCGACTTTGTATTCGGCTAATGCTTCTTTAATATGTTTCGAGCAGTCTTTTGGGCACTCGCCAGCAATCTTGATCTTAAACTCGTAGACCTTTTTGCTTTCCATTAAGTATTCTTTGTATGATTTCATGTTCATGTCCTGATACTGTATTTATTTCAAATTCTTTAATTTTTCCAGCAAACTATTACGATCTGTAATAATAACACCGTCACCGTTCAGGCTAATACCGTTATCATCGCTAGATGCTGTATCGTTGTCTAGCTTTTGTTTCTTAAGCTGTAGCTCAATCATCTTGAGCTTTTTGTCAATTTTAGCTGATTTAGCATCAATAGCGTTTTTAAGCATAGTACCAGCAACTTCAAAAATACGTGCTGAATAACGTGCTTCAACGTTCATGCCCAAATCGATTAAGTCATCGTAAGCATCTGTAGCTCGCTGTGCTAAGGAATCAAACTCAGCATCACTAGCATCGCCTAATCCTTTTACTTGCGGAAGTGCCGCAGATATCTTGTCAAACTCGTCCATACTACGCAGGAATGGCTCAGGCTTAGACAAGTCTGTCTTGGCTTTTTTCTTTTCTTCGTCCTTGATTAGCTTTTTGCTCTCAGGGAGGTTTAATAGTTCTTCAAGTTTTTTCGTCATACTTTACTTATGCTGTTCCGTTATGAAACAAATCATTTTCGCTAAGAATTCTGAATTTTATGCCCTGCTGTTTGCACCATATGTTGGCGGCGGCCCACTTGGCTTGATTTTTTACATACTGTGCTTGATTGTATTTGTTCTTGCCCACACGCTCTAAAATAGCTTGGCTTGCTGGTTTAATCTCAATAAGCTCTACATGCATTTTACCAAATTTATCAACATACTGGATGAAGAAATCTGGCACGTAAATTGTTTGTCTATTAGTAAGTGGATCTTTGTACGGAATACTAATGGCTTCGTTAGCCCATTTTTGTACAGAGTTGTTTGTGTCACAGAAACGCATAAAGCTAAGTTCCCACGAGCTACGGTATGTAGGCATTTTTGTTCCTACATATTTCTCCGGCTGTGACATGTTAAACTTACCACGTGCGAACTTAGCCATGTTATACTAGTATGTTTCTACTTTCGTATTCGTCAACAATCGGTGCGATACGATATCCAAGTAAGCTAGTGCTTTCACGATAGCTGTTTAAAATTTGTGCAACTACTTGACTAAGCTGTACATCTGTTAATGCTTTTAAACTTTCTAATAATTGAAAGATGCTAACTTGGTCAATGCGAGCTTGGTTTAATAATACAATGGCTGTGCTTTTTGCACTTTGCTCATCGAAGCCATTCTTAACAAAGAAGCCAACTGTTGCGTCAATTTGATTGCTAGGAAAACTTACGCTAGTTGTGTAATACTTGTCAAAGAATTGTTTAACTTCTGTTGTTGAATCAGTAATTGTGTCTAATGGTAAGTTGCTGTTCATATTAGCCTCCAATATTAATTGTGTTATTATTGCCGATAATTGTAATTTGTTTAGCAACTACAGTTGATGATTTTGCGTTAGTTGACGTTGGGAATTGGAATCCTTGTAGTCCGTTTACTGGAGAAGGTGTTCCTGCGCTTGTAACTGTTTTAAGAATATTTGAACTGGTATTAACGTTTTCTTTTTCTTTAGTATTCAAGTATGTGTTCATCTGTTGTGTTAGTGTATTGATGATTCCAGTTTTTGTATCTGCTGTTAAACCTGGATCTGAGAATGTAGGACTAGACGGAGCGGCTTCTACGCTACCAATTAATGAACTTGGAGTCTTGTCATAATGCTCCATTGCAAATCCTTCTGGATCTCCATCGCTAACATAACCACTACCATAAGATACGCCTTCGTACATCAATGCCATAGTATTGTCATGTGTGCCGTTTTGTGCGTAGCCAACTTTGTTGTGGTTCCAAGATTGTATAACAGGATTAACCAATGTATAGCTAACATATTCATGTCGGGCCATTTGATAGATAGTGATATAGTTAAAAAAGTTTTGCGAGCTATTGTTATCTAAACCGTAGGCTGTGTTAATATAGTTTGAATTTTTTGTAGCAGTACGATTAAACGCACCTGGAACAGTTGCACTAGTACTATCAGCATAATAGTAAGCATAATAGTTTTGCCACATTTGATTAATTAATCCCATGTTATCATCGTGGAATGTAATGTTCAATGGCTGATATTTGTGTGTTAACTGTACGTTCTTTTTTCTATTGTACTGATTAAACGTTTCAACAGTTAAATTAAAGTTAGGTAAATCGCATTCTTTAACCATCAAATTAATTTCGTTTCTGTGACGTTGTACTAGATTAATATCACGTAAACAAGCAGGGTTTAAACTAAACGCTACGTGGAATAAAAATTTGTGTTTAGGTGCTAATCTAAATTGGTCATCCGTAAAGACACGAGCCGCGTGTTGTTGGTCGCGGAGTGTGACGTTGCTAGGACGATATAGATATTGGTTGGGTGTGAATGCCATACAAATATTTATTCTAACGAATTATGTATGTAGTTAATGATTACCTATAAAAAAGGCCTACTAGGTAGGCCAATTTTATTAACGTGAACCAGAAGCAGTTGCCGCTGTACCTAAACGTCTTGCAGTTGGAGCACTTGCGCCACCGCTTGTTTGGATACAGTTGTCAGGCTGGATTGTTAAGTCAATTGTTAACATATCCTGTGCGCCATAACCTAAAGCATTGTATTGTGCTTGGCGGATGTAGCAACCATAACATTCCCATGTTTCAAGAACGTTAGGAGTTTGGGCTCCGTTACCACCGTCTAGCATTTCTACACGCATCAAGAACTTGTAGTCACCGCCTGAAGCCGCGCTGGCTTGTTCAAAGAAGTCGTATTGCTTTTGCATTTGTTCACCAACTAGTTTAGAAACTTGACCAGTTACATCATCACGTAACTTGATTGTCATTTCTGCCCATGTTGGACGGCCTGCATAGTTGATTGTTGAATTGTAAACCATAATCTTTTGGTTTTCAAAACTAACACTAGGACGAGCCGCGTCTTGAACTTGCTTTGTTAACTCTGTTGTTGGTGTTGATACACCGAAGTTTTCAAACATCACTCGGAAGCGATATTTGAGCTTCGGCATCAACATACCTTGAGCACTAGCTGATTGATCAGATGCTAAAGGTACTGTAAATTTTGATAAACTTGCGATTGCCATGTTATATGCTCCGTTATTGTGTTAGTCCAGCAATTTCGCCAGTGTTCTTCAAGCGTAATGGAATGTAAATGAATTCCACTGCCTTAACTGGTTCAATAGCAACGTCTAAGTATAGTTCGTTACGATCAATACGTGCTGGTGTGTTGTTGCTTGTGTCGCAAACTACAATGTAGTCATAAATCGCACGTTGACCTACTAATTCTAGTAATAGACTTTCTGCGGCACCTTTTAGTTCATCTCGTGTAATCTTGTCGTTTGGTTCAAACACATATGGTTTAGCCAATAGTGCAAACTGACGACGTAAGTAAATTACTAGACGTGCTACGTTAATACGATCCAACGAGCTTGCGTTCTTAGCGCGAGTGTATTGTCCGTAGTTAACAAGGCCTGTACCTGTGATAAATGTAATTGGGTTAACTTTGCTGTCGGCCAATGTATCACGCTGTCCAGTGTTCAATGCTACTGACTGGAATTCACCTTCGTTTGTAATGTAACCAACTGCTGTTGCGTTAGTAACACCACCACGACGTGTACCTGCAGGAGCAAACCATGGATAAGAAACTTGGTCGCTCAATGCGATTGTGCGTAGCATCATGTGGCTTGGAGGAACAACAATGTTATTACCAAAGTTGTCACTTGTGTAGCCCCATGGATAGAAAATACCTAAGTATTCATCACTTGATACTAAACCGTCATCGTTATCTTCTACTGCGCCTGCAACGTTTTTACCCCAGTTGTTTAAGCTGGTTGCGTCTGCGTGTAAACGTGCTGGTGTGTCGCCTACTACAAATGCTGTTAAGCCTCTATCATAGTTCAAACCAACTAACTCGCCAATCAACTCTGGGTATCCTGGGCAAGCAATTAAGTTGAAAATACGTGATTCTTCATCACGGATTTGTTGGTTGCTATTAACAAGTGCTTGTAGAGCTTGTACAACAACTTTACGTTGTGCCTTACGGCCAAATGTACCAGCGCCATTGTCTTGGTTGCTAGATTCTGTTACCCAACGGTGTGGATAATAATCTGTCATTGCATAATCGTTGTAACGAATGTTATTAGCGTTTACATCAACGAAATTACGTACAAAACGCTTAACGTTGAAACCTGAACGGCGTAAGTTCCATAGTAAAATACCTGTTGGATATAACGCTGGATCTGGTGCATCTACGTCAACGAAATCGCTTTCTAGCAATTCTTGGATTGTGCTATTTGTTGGACCGTCTACTGTACCGCCATCAACACCCCAACGTGCATCGTGGAAAATAATACCAGATTCAGTTGTTTGGTCAGCTGTATCAACAGATACCCACTTTGTCAAGCCTTTGTTGTACTTGTAAATTTGTGGATAGTTTTCGATATCGCTTGTGTCGATCCAAATATCACCGTTTGCAAGTGGAGTAACTCCATCGCTTTGTGTCTTTGGTTTTGTTGCGCTAACGATAGGACCGTTTGCGTCAGTTGTACCATATGTACCAGTTGGGTTATTAATAGCTAAACCTTCAGCTGTTAGGAAACCAACCCACTTAGAACCTGTGTTGATTAACAAGTCAACTTCGTCAACTAAGCTGTTGTACCATAAACGTCCATCTTCTGGTTCTGTTGTTGGAGCAACAGCAGAAGCTGTAATATCAGCATATGGGCTCCATAGTGTTGCTACAAATGCGCTACTGTTTGCAACTGCATAGAAGTCAACTGTTGATGAAGGAATGCTTGGATCGTATGGTGTGAATAAATCTGCAATTGGTGTACCAGTTACATCTGCTAACTTGATTTCACCGCCGTCTTCATGACGGATTGCAACTTTACCAGTTGTTGTTTTGTAAGTAGTAACTCGTGATGTAAATGGTGTGTTACCATATGTTGTTTCAGCTAGTTTTGCAGATAATGCGGCAATCATAGCATCAACACCACCGCTTCTTGCAAAAGAAACGCTTAGTGAATCGCTGAATTCAGTCTTACCTTTAACTGTTTCTTGAATAGTAAATGTCAATGTTGACTCACTACCGCTGAATGATGGGCTACTTGGTGATGTAATTTCTAATGCGCCAGCTTGACGACGTGCAAAAATCTTAAAGTTTCCTTTAGGATCTGCGTCTTCTTCAAAGTTAGACTTAACAAATAGTGTACCTTGTGACAAGTTAATACCGCCACCTGTTGAATCTAAGCCTTTAAGAGCTGCCGGACCAGTTGCATAAATTGGAGCTGATTTTTCAATCCATGAAGCTGTTGCTTCGTTGTAAATCTTAACTCTCCAACGAGCACCTAAGTTAGGTTCAGTTGTTTTAATCCAAAGAGAACCTGTTGGGTAACCTTGTACTGAACCTGTATTGTCAGTACGCTTGAATGTTGGAACGCTAGTGTGCGGACTAATTTGTGTTTTAGGTGCTAAGTATGTACCAGTATCGATACCAACTGCATCCCATCCATCATCACTTAAATCAAAGTCCATACCTGTTGTGTATAGTTCTAAGCGATTATTAACATCAGCGGCGCTAACACCGTGTGTTGATGTTTGTGCGTTGATTGCTGTAATCAAATATGATAGTGAGCTATATCCAGTATAGTTGAAATCGTCACCGTCGACTGTAAGGGTAAACATCATTCCTGATGAAATGCTTACGCTGTTTGTAGGAGTAGTACCTTGTACTGCCGCCCAGCTTGCTACCCAGTCGCTTGATCCAACTAGTACCCATGTACCTGCTGGAGTTGATGTTTTGCCTTTCTTCAAGAACAATCCATAAACACCTTCGTGAACTGTAATAGCATAATCGCCAACTGCACCAACGGATGCTTTAGGAGCCCAACCGTTGCTGTTGTCTAATTTGTTTACATCAGAAATAACTGTTGGAACTTTGTTTGCAAATGTTTGACCGTTTGTTAATTGTGCGGCCGCTGAGTTCCATTGGAAAATACCGTATTTGCTGTTTGAAGTATCTAACCAATATTGACCGTCTACTGGAGCACCTGCTGGAGCTTCTGCTGACGCATCTAATTGATCTAAGTTAATATCTGCACGTACAATATATGCACGATTGCTTACACCCAAATAACTGTAAGCGGCTTGGAGACCATACTCATTTTGTTCTCCTGCGTGAATTGGGTTATTGTTTGCATCAGTTTTAAATACTGGTGTACCAAAGTTGTCTGCTAAGTCTTTCTGACTTGTCATCAAGTAAACTTTGCCTGCGTTAGCGGCAAGAGTTGCTGGAGCAGTACCTGTGTTTGATCCATTAGCTTTATTTTCAGCTGATGCTACGATAAGTAGTGGTGTTGTACCTGGGGCAGCGGGAGTATAGAAACTTTCATCTATAACTGTTACGCTTACGCCTGGTGAATTTAATGTAGCCATTCCGTGATCTCCATGAATACGATTTCTAATTGTATTTAGTGGATTTTGGCTAATTGTACCTGTAATAGTATACCAAAAAGGTTTCAAAAAGGCTTAAATAACCGTATGAGACCTTTATGTGCTTGCGGCAGACACCCTGTAGCCATTAATTACTATAAAGATGGTAAGCCATTTTATCGTAAACAATGCGGACCTTGTAGTAGAGGTGTTAAAGCACCTCGATGGTTAACTGCTGGATATAAAATGAAAAACACCTGCGACAAGTGCGGATTTAAAAGTCCGCACAAGGAGGTGTTTAATGTGTTTCATGTAGACGGCGATTTAAACAACTGCCGTCTTAATAATCTTAAGACTGTATGCTCAAACTGTCAGCGTGTCCTACATAAAGAGGGGATTCGTTGGCGTCAAGGTGATTTAGTACCAGATCTTTAACCTTAGCAAACAAGTCATCTATACTGCCATCGTTGCTCAGTATAGCATCAAAATCTGTTCCAACCCATGCTGTTTCGCTAGCATGAATACCAGCTTTTTCTAACTTGCTTTTGCTAGTTGCCCAGGTAAAGTTTTGTACTTCACCTTTGTTTGCGCTTACTGCCCAGTCATACCACTCAGGCAATTCACCACGTTTGACCCATACAATAATGCCGCCAGCTTCTTTAATACTTTTAATTTCATTAGGAAAACGACAGTCGCTAATAACAATATCGTCTGTGCTGTTGCGGAGTTTGTTTTCTAAGCTGGCAATCCAAATATCGTCATGGAAGCCTTTGCGGCAAACTTCTGTGCCCCATAGCTGAAGCATTAATCTAGGAGTTAAGTTAGGCATGTTTAAGCGTTCTGCCCACCATGGATCTACTTGTTCACGCCATTCGCGGGCTTGTTTAGTGCGCCCTTCTAGCATTGTTCTGTCCCAACCAAACACTTGAGATACTGCGTCTTTTAAGGAGTTTGCGAATGATTCTCGTCGGAAGCCGTGAAAGTTAGTAAGATAATCGGCAATAGTATCCTTGCCCGAACCAATAAAACCGCACACACCTATAATCATAGCGAATCTCCTAAAGTATCGCTAGTATATAACAGTTTTATTACAAGGTCAAATTATTTGTTAGCCAATTACAAATGTGTATGGTGTGCCGCCTGGAACAAGATTTTCAATTTCTTTTTCAAGTTCTTTGATAGCAGTATCGCCTTCAGTTTTGAGTGCCGCGCCGTTCAATTGAATGCCACCACCGCCTGGGCCTGCGATACTAGCAAACTTGCTACGAGCTTCTCCTAGCATTTGTTTGCTAACTGCTAAGGTATAGTCATACAACCATTGCTTAGAATAGATGTCTTGTAGTAACACAAAATCTGGGCGATAGTTGTGTGTGCGTAATAGCACCTGTTCGCCTTGGGCAAACGGACGTTGTAAAATAGTTAATGTGTGGTTGCTTTGGCGCCATTTGAATTCGATATATGCACCAAACATACGTCCTACTAGTTTTTGATAACCAGCAAATAATTCGTATGTTGCTAAACCGCCCATCATACTACCACTTAACAAGTAGCTGTTTGTGTACGCCAAGTTGAATGGTTCGAACAATGTTCCACCTGCACCTAAACCGCTACGTGACCCAACTGCTCTACGAAAAACGCTTTGTACTTCAATAATTTCGTTAGGTAGTTTGTACTCGTTTTGATCCTGAACTAATTCTAGGAACATATAACTTTCTTCTACACTTGCAGAGCTACGTTGGCGGAACTTAGTAATAGCACGGTCCAACGCGATTTCCATGTGTTTTGGATCTAGTTCTACTTCAACCATGCCGTCGCCCAGCATAGTTTTAACGTAATCAAACACCTTGTTACGCTCTAATGTGCTGTCGGACAGTCCTGGATCTGTTGGGTAATTATCTGCCATTTTAAGTTCTCCTAGTATATTTATCTAGCGATAAATATCATTATGCCACGATTATCCTTATACAAACCCGAAAAGGGCAACGACTACAAATTTATGGATCGCCAGATTTCTGAGATGTTTCAGGTTGGCGGTACAGACGTTTATTTGCACAAATACATAGGTACAAACGCTACCGGAAATCCAGACGATTTTAAGGATGTCACACAAATCCAAGATTTGTTATTCTTAGAAAATCGTGATAGAAAGTACGATGAAGAAATTTACCGTATACGTGGCATTTATAACGTGCAAAACATTGACTTTAACCTAAGTCAGTTCGGACTATTCTTAGACAATGATACAGTTTACATGACTGTACACATTAATGATTTTATTAACTATGTTGGCCGTAAGCCACTTAGCGGTGACGTGTTAGAGTTGCCACACTTGCGTGATAACTTTGCTTTAAACGATTATGAAATCGGTTTGCCACGCTACTATGTTATCGAAGACGTGGGCCGTGCTAGTGAAGGGTTTTCAGCTACGTGGTATCCACATCTGTACAGATTAAAACTTAAGAAGATTACAGACGCTCAACAGTTTGCTGACATTCTCGAAAAGCCAGCTGTTGACTCAATGGGTAATGCAGATCCAAACGGAACTACATTAAAAGAATTGTTGTCTACTTACAACAGAGAGTTGGATGTTAACAACGCAATTATATCCGAAGCTGAAGCAGATGCTCCGAAGAGTGGATATGAAACAAGACAGTTCTATACACTAGCAGTTGATCAAACAGGTAAAACAATTCTTAATACTGTTGATAATGATTCAACGTTAGATGCAAGTATTACAACTATCACAGCATTAGAAAGTAATGCTCGTCCTGTTCGCACAGGTTACACTGGTTATCTAGTAGGTGATGGTTTTCCAAGTAACGGATATGACTTTGGACATGGCATTCAGTTTCCAGACAATGCTGGTCCTAATGACTTTTTCCTACGCACAGACTTTTTACCTAACAGATTATTCCGCTTTGACAACACACGCTGGGTCCGTGTTGAAGACGATGTGCGTATGACAATGACCAACAACGATACAAGAGCTACACTCAAAACTGGATTCATTAATAATACTGCTTACATTTACAATCAAGCAGTTGCACAAGATTGGATTAAGTTGAATGCCGGTGCTACTGCATTTACAACAAATATTGCTTACCCAACTCCAGGAACTTACCTAGTATTAAAACTAGAAACTACAGAGTTGGCCTATACTATTGCTACATACACTAATATGATTACAGACGTAAGTGGTAAGATTAGAGTTTCACTGCCAGTGATTGACGGTGAACAACAAGCAATCCCTTATGCAGGTACATGGAAAGTTAGCATCTGTAATAACCGAGAAGAACAACGTTCAAGCCTGAGCAAGGCTCTAAGACCAAAGGCTGATTTATAATGCAACATTTTTATGATGGACAAATAAGAAGATACCTTCTTCAAACAATTAGAGTTTTAAGTAATTTTGTTGTCAAGTACGGCGACGGAACCTTACGTCAAATTCCTGTAATGTATGGTGACGGTGATAGACAGGCACAAACAATTCTTAGACAAAACAGCGAGAACAAAGTAAGCTCAGTTCCACGCATGGCTGTTTATATCAGCGGCTTAGACATCGATACTACACGTTTAAGTGATGCTAGTTTTGTTGGCAAAGTTCATGTTCGTGAACGTGAAGTTAACAACAGTGACCCGGATAATCCTGTATACACAACAGGCCAAGGACGTAATTATACTGTTGAACGTCTAATGCCAACACCATTTAAACTAACAATGAAATGTGATATTTGGACTGCAAACACAGAACAAAAATTGCAAGTACTAGAACAAATTTTAGTGCTGTTCAATCCAAGTTTAGAACTACAAACAACTGACAACTATATCGACTGGACTAGTTTGTCAGTGTTAAATTTAAGTAGCGTAAATTGGTCTAGTAGACAAGTGCCAGTTGGTGTCGACAGTCCTATTGATATTGCTACATTAACTTTAGAAACACCAATTTGGATTAGTCCGCCTGTTAAGGTTAAACATCTTGGTGTTATTACAAAAATTATTACCAGCTTGTATAATTCTAGTCAAACAGATAGTAATCAATATATTGAAGGGTTAGGTCAGCCGTTAGTTGGCCCAGAAACATCGATGTCTAATTTGTTAGCCCGTGAAGTAGTTACTATTACAGATTATAATTTGCAAGTTTATAACGGACAAGCCATATTGTTAGCCAGTGCAGAAAGTGTTGTTCCACGCGAACCTACACTAGATATTCCTGCACGTCAAGGCACACCGATTGAGTGGCAAAGTGTGTTTGATAATTATCCTGGCAAGTATATTGCTGGGTCTAGCACAATGTACCTTACACAATCCAACGGTACTGAAGTTGTTGGTACCGTGGCAATTAGTCCATTAGACCCAACTGTATTAACTGTATCATGGGACGCGGATACTAAACCAAGCGACTATTTGCTAAACTCCGATGGCGTGTTTTATGAGTTTGACCATGCTAGTTACGAAAGTGGCAACAACTACAGAAGTTCAAGCCCAGGTACGTTTGATGCTATTATCGATCCAACACAAGTTGGACCGAATGATACAAAATTGTTTACAAAGTATGGTGCGTTGACTGCTGGTCGTAGATATCTAATTGTAGAAGACATTGGAGCTGAGGCTAACACTACACCTTCTCAAGCATGGGGAGCTATCGTTGCTAAAGCCAACGACATTATCGAGTGGGACGGAAGTCAGTGGAATGTAATCTTTGATGCCGCTTATGCTCAAGACCAGTCATGGGTTGTATGGCAAACTAATATATACACAGGAGTCCAGTATGTATGGAATGGTGTACACTGGGCTAAATCGTTTGAAGGCGAATATAGAGCAGGTGAATGGAGACTAGAACTGTAACAGATAAAATTGTATGTAGCGGAGCATTGTTCTACGCTAAATCTACACGAAGAATTTTATTATTACAGAAAAGCAACGGCAAGCATCAAGGTACTTGGGGCTTAGTTGGCGGTACTAACTTGCAAAACGAAAATCCATGGCAGGGCTTACAACGTGAAGTAACTGAAGAAATAGGTGCTATGCCCGCAGTTATTAAGACTATTCCGTTGGAAACATTTGTCAGCAACGATAAAGTTTTTAATTTCCACACGTATCTTTGTGTTATTCAAGATGAATTTGTTCCTATACTAAGTGGAGAACATATTGCTTATGCATGGAGCACTATTGATTTTGCTCCTAAGCCATTACATCAAGGCTTGCGGAATAGTTTCACAAACAAAACTATACGAACTAAACTACAAACTGTTTTTGAATTAGTAGACTTAATATAAAAAAAGGACTCCAAAGAG